TGGGGGGGGGGGAGGGGGGGGTCATAAGCCAAAGAAAAAAAAATAATACATTTAAGTACTCCTTTCTCCATCTAATTACTAAGATGGAGTATGACAGATGGCAACAAGAGGTTAAAGACTACGAAGGAGACATATTAGTTAATACAGGACGTCAAGTAGGTAAAACAATGACTTTCAGCCACAAGATTGGCGATTTCTTACTAAATCACCCTAAATCTCAAGTAATTGTAGTTTCCTTAACAGAAGACCAAGCACAACTGATAATTATCATGATATTAGACTATTTACAGAAAAACTTCAAGAATCAGATACAAAAGGGTAAAAACAAGCCTACAAAGAGCAGAGTATGGATAAAGAACGGAGCTCACGTCATTTCAAGACCTGTAGGTAACACTGGAGATGCTGTTAGAGGTTTTACAGGTGATGTACTCTATATAGACGAAGCTTCTGGTATGCCAGAGCTTATGTGGAAAGCAGCACTGCCTACACTTATGACAACAGGAGGACAAATATGGATGTCTAGTACACCTAGAGGTAAGTTTATAGGAAACTCAGCAGAAAAGAATTTCTTCTTTAAGAGTTGGGAGAACCAAGATAACAAATGGAAAGTGTTTGAGATAAACTCAGAACAAGTAATGAGAGAGAGGCCTATTAGTGATGAGTGGGATAAAAACAAGTCAGACAAAGCCCTAGCTTTCCTAGAGAATCAAAAGCTATTCCTAACAGAAATGGAGTACGCTCAAGAGTATCTAGCTCAGTTCTTAGATGATAATAGGCAATGGTTTGAAGATACTCTAATAGAGAGCTGTCAGACAGAAGAAAGAAAGGATACAATTAATAAGAACGCTACTTATTTCTTAGGAGTAGACGTAGCTAGAATGGGTGAAGATGAATCTACCTTTGAAATCTTTGAACTAAGAGACAATCACCTCTATCAGATAGATAATCAAATAACTAAGAAGACTACTCTACCCCAAACCTTCGAACATATAAAAGGCTTACACCGATTATATGATTTTTCTAAAATCTTCATCGATTCAGAAGGTATTGGGGTGGGGGTTTTTGATTGGCTAATGTTTGATGATGATACAAAGCAGATAACAGAGTCTATAGATAATTCTAAACAAATAGTATCAAATGATGGAAGAACTAAGAAGTTACAGAAAACATTAAAGTACAGTCATGCTAAGATGTTAATGGAAACAGGGAAGATCCATTTACTAGATGATGCTGGTATATTCCAATCTTTTAAGTCTACACAATTTGCTTATACCAACGATAGCTTAGGTACAAGACACCTAAAGATATTTGGAAACTACACTCATATATGCGAAGGAGCAGTAAATGCTATATGGGGTGAGAAAAGCAAACATTTAAATCTTACTGTTCACTCGATAAAAGTATGAAAAAGATAAAGGTAAAAGAAGTAGAATACGAACTAGCAGACAAAGATGCACTTCTAATTGAAACACTACAAGAATTAACTCAAGCAATAAACAGGATGAGGCTTAAATAATGGCATTAACTTTATCAACAGAGGCACAGATATTATTAGCAATAGGACAAAATGCTAGTGCTACACAAATCTCAGGAGCTAATGTAGAAATATGGGGATTGATTGCAGAGTCAGACATGGAGACACAGATGGGAGACAATGTAGGTCTAGTAGCAAACTATGCAGGTATTACAGCAGCTAACAAACAATGGCTAGCAGGTGTAGCAAGTCATAGAGCAGCATTTTATGCTATCAATCAGAATCAAAACAGTTGGGACTTAGCTACAACACAATCTAAACTAAATGTATGTGATGCAACATGGCAAGGCTTCCTAAGTGATTTGAAAGCTAAGAAAGCAGACATAATTGCAGACTTAGCTTTATAATGGCACTAGACCCTAAGCTAAATAAGTTTACTACAACCAGTCAAAAAGTTGTTACTTATGACTGGGTAGACATACAAGACGGTACAGGAATAATAGACTTTGCTGGAGCAAGAGCAGCAGTAGATGCCACACCAGCAAACGATTTACATATTTTATTAAAAGATGCTACTACTACTAATGGTTTATTCACATTAATAAATTCTGGAACTCCATCATCTACAGAAATAGACTTTGATATATCTTTTAATACTCCTAGACTTATAGAGGGAAGTTGTTATATAACTACTCCAATACTCCTAATAGGAAATGGCTCAGTTACTCCAAAAATAACAATCATAAAATATAGTAACGCAACAGAAACAACTTTAGTCGCACAAGTTACTTTACCAACAGTAGCAGGGGGAACTAATACATTCGGAGAAAATGTTACTACCTTTGATATACCTTTAACTAACTTCGCAGTAGGAGATGTATTTAGAGTTAAGTATAATTTTAATAGTGCTACAGACGCAGGTATAGATTTAAATAAAATTTATCACTACCCAAACGGTGGTACTGCAACATTCCCACAAACAGGGGGGAGACAATCGGTTTTACTGCCGTTTAGGATAACATCATAAAATGTCACAATTAGATCAATCTAAATCAACAACAACAGACTTCACTAATCAAGTAGATGACTTCATAGTAGCACAAAAGAGTTTAGATAACGCTACACCTAATGCAGATGAGTTCTATTGGTACTTTGATAAGGCAACAACTAATCTAGGTTATTACTATGGTATACCAGAGATATTTAATGCAGCTAATGCTCTTGCCACATGGGCTTTTGGTAAGGGATGGACTACAGAAGATAGAGAAATAGAAGTAATACTAAACAAAGTTACAGGTATGGGAAAGGATACATTCGACCAATTAGTATGGAATCATGAAATAATTAAGCTAGTAGTAGGTGATGCTTTCATGGAAATAAAGAGAGGTAAATCTGGTTTATTAGTTAATATGATACCTATTTCTCCAGAGAGAGTAAGAATTGTATTTGGTAAGAATGGACAGATTAAACGTTATGATACATGGAATGGTACAGAGTGGAAGACTATTGAGAAAGAGGACATGTTACACTCATCTAATAAGAGAATAGGAGACCAAGTACATGGACAGTCACAAGTAGAACCAGCTAAGTTTATTATAGATGCTAGAAATGAGGCTTTAGATGATGAGAGAACAATCAAGCATAGAGACAAAGCTTTAGGTATTGCTTACTATAAGACTAACAATTCTGGTAAGATTAGTTATGCTAATAGTCAAATAGAAAAGGCAGTAAACAAAGGAGAGATGTTAGGCCTACCAGAAGATACTGTTAAGATTGAGCCATACCCTAGTAGGTCTTCAGAGGATAGACAGAGCTGGATACAATACTTAGAGAACTTCTTTTATCAGATATTCGGAGTACCTAGAAGTATTGCTAGTAGTGATGGTACTAGTGAAGTAGGGGGTATTAATGGACATCTTATATTTGAGCCTATCTATGGTAAAGAACAGATGGACTTAGAGGGTGACTTCTGGAATCAACAAGCAGTCAAGATTAAATTTAATAGACCACCAAGTTTAGCTCCTAAGACTCAAGAGAACGCAGAGAAGAACACAGGTCAAACACAAATACAACAGGGGGAAGTAGAGCCTAAGCTAAATAGATAATGGTAAATAATCTTTTAGGACTTCAAGCACAAGAAGACCCATTTAAACCAAAGCAATCTACAGCTAAAGCTACTTGTGAGGCTAGGGGTGGTACATGGGATGAGGCTACTCAGACTTGTAAACTACCAGAAAAGAAAGAAGAAACTCTAAAGGATGTAACTCCAGAGGGGACTAGAACAGACTTACCTAAAGGGGGAACACCTGTACCCGGAACTAAAGGAATAGGTACACAGATAACAGACCCAAGAACTGGTAAAACATTTATAGTAAACCCTACAGACCTAGCTACAATACAAGGACAACAAGCAGGAGCAGGTGGGGTAGCACAGGGTTCAGCTCCAGCAACATTTCAAACTCAAGCAGATATTAATGCAGCTAATCAAGCAGCAGCAATAGAAGAAGAGAGAGCTAGACTAACAGCAGAAGAAACTCCAGTAAGGAGAGAGCTAAGTCCAGAGACAGGATTAGGAGAGGGTATACCTATAATTGGAGGGATAATGGGAGTTAGTAGAAGAATATTAGAAAAGCCAATAAAGAAATTATTTGGTTTAGAGTCAAGTCCAGAATTAATATTACAACCAGAAGTGATGAGAACTGTAGCTTTAACAGAAATAGAGAGGCAAGAGACTGAGAGGGGTTTAACACTTAATGAGCAGTTTGGAGCATTTGTAGAATCAATACCAGTAGCTGGTAGTTTAGCTGCAAAGTATGCTGGAGGATTAATAGAGACTCCAAGTGAGAACGCTAAGCAAGTTAAACAAAATATTCTAAAAGAACGTAAAAGGATCGCTAACATTGAAACTAATGTTAAGCTAGGTTATCTACCAGTAGAAGTAGCACAAGAACAAGTTATAGACATAGAGCAGAACGTACAAAGGCTAGAGAGTAGAATAAGAATGTTGATTAATAACTCTCCAGAACTTAGATTTAACTCTGATTATGTTAACACTGTAGAGACAGAGATTCTAGCAACTAGAGAAAAGGCTTTTCAAGCTAAGCAAAACATCTTAACTGGAGCTAGTGTTAACCCAGACGAAGTACAATTACTAAGTAAACTACAAGACCTAGCTGGGACTACAGAAGAATGATTAAACAGATTCTATTAAAAATGTTAATCATGTTCTTAGTCATTTTAACAATAGGTATATTTTTAGCATAATGGATCAAGTAATAGCCTTTTTAGAAAGATTTGGATTACCTACTTTGATGTGTTTGTGGTTTATGTTCAGAACTGAGAAAGTAATTAATAGAAACACCGAAGCTCTAATTATGATTAAAGATAAATTTATAAACTAAATTAAATTAAACTAATTATGAAAGATGAAGTTAAAAATGAAACAACTGAAGAAACTGTTAAACCGTTATCTATCGTGGATGAAGCTAGAGTTATACGTGATGAGATTATAGCTGCGAAAGAAGCTCTTACAACTGAGCGTGAAGCCTTGCAAAAAGTGCAAAGCGAAGCCTTGTTAAGTGGTACAGCTGGAGCTAGTGTACCTAGAGTAGAGGTATCAGAAGAAACTAAAAAGAAAGAACAAGCTACAGAGATGTTTAAAGGTACAGAGATAGAAGCAGCATTGAAGGCTTACGATGAATGACTGGAAAGAGTCTATTAAGAATGTAGAAGAGAGCTTAAAAATATCCAGAGAGAACAAGAAGAAAGCTGAAGAACACATAGAAGAGGGTGAAGTTATCCTCGCTGCACTGAAGAAACAGTTATAGTTATCCGGTACACCGAATAACCTAAACATTTAAATACATTAATATTATAGGTATAGCATGGCAAACGAAGCAGTATGCATTGAAACACCAACTGAATTCCGAAGATACACAGTAGCAGATGGCGCAACTATTCCTATCGGTACACTTATGAAACTTACTTCTCCTAATACTTGTGAAGCTAGTGCAGCTAATGATGACCCTTTTGCAGGAATTGCATGGGAAGAGAAAACAGCTAGTGATGGTATTGTAGAAATTACATGTGCTGTTAATGGTATATGGGATATTACAGCAACAGCAGCAGCAGTAGTAGCTGGTAACTTAGTTAATATTGGAGCAGCAAATCAAGTTCTAGTAGCAGATGAAGTGGCAATGGTTGCAGGTTCAGTTGTTGGAAAAGCTCTAGAAGATTCTAACGCAACAGCAGGAAGAGTAGCAGTAGGGAGATATATCTAATGAAAGAACAAGAAAAAGATAAAATAATTGAAAAAGAAATAGTAGAAGAAGAAACAGGAGATGTTGAAGAATAATGGCAGATACTGATAGAGAAGCAGATTTAAGATATGAAAATATTGATAGAGCAGTTAAGGCTGTAGCAGCTTTAGAGTATAAGCTTAAGACATTATGTACAGTAGATTCTTCAAGTGCATGGACTGAAACATATTTTAGAGAAACTAACGATGACGAAACAGATGGGGGTACAGGCTCACCAATCAAAGGAGTACCACAGTATGCTCCGTTCCCGTTCTTCGATGTTACAGAAACAAAGGTGCAATCTATCATCCAGAAGTACGCAGGAGAATCTATTATTTCTATTGAAGCAGAACAGACAGCAACAATTCCAATGCTCTCAAGAAAGATATATCGTCTTACTCAAAAGATTACATATCAAGTAGACAAAGCTATTGAAGAAGTAATGAGTGCTAGTGCAGGTAATACTTTCGCAATCACAGCAGGTTCAGAATGGGACTCAGCAACTGTAGCTAACAGAGACCCAGTCTATGATATTCTATTCGGTATCAATATGCTTAGAGCAGACGGTATCGATGCCCTTAATGGTAATGGTTACTTAGTTGTAAACGGTACAGACTATACTAACATCATCTCTAACAGTAAGATTCTTAACCATCCAACATTCCAAAGTGTTAGTGCAGTACAAAACGGAGTAGTTAATACTCTAGCTGGTATTAAGATTATGATTAGTGAAACAGTAAGAGCAGACCAAGCATATTTAATCGTAAGTAAACAAGCCTTAACATGGAAACAAGCTAGTGCATTGACTACTAGAACTATAGAAGATGCTGGTAAATCTACAACTATTAGAGCATGGGAAAGAGGAGTATGTCAAATCCCAGTACCAAACGCAGTATGTAAAATAACTAACACGAGGAAATAATTATGACAGCTGAGGGAAGATTGGCTAGAGGGAAGTTAAATTATGATTCTAATAAATTTTTAGATTGTTCTGAAACTCTTGAATATATTGCTACACTTAAACCAGTAGTAGAAGAGAAGATTAAAAAGGAGAAGAAACATGGGAACAACAAATGAAATCCTAAATCCAATAAGTTTAGTATTACCAGTTGTTACAGAAACAATAAGAGACACTATGGCTGGACAGGTAGGTCAAATAATTTATAATTCTACTACTAATAAGATAGATATTTGTAAGTCTTCAACAGTAGCAGCTGCATCATGGGGAGAGGTGACTAGTTCATAATGGGAGCTGGAGATGTTGAGGTACAAATCATTGATACACCTATCAGTGAATCAGATATTGATACAGTAATTACAGCTATGAGAGTAACAGCTGGAGCTAATGGTAAATTCTTAATGACTTCTTTAGATAATCAGATAATAGTGGTAGCTATAACGGAGGCTTAAAATGATTCTTAAGTATGAGAAATTATCCGATGTATTAGATAAGGATAATAAGGTAGTTCTTGTTGATGGAGAGACTGTAAAAACTTTTTCTGAATGTGATTCTAAAGATGCTACTCACGTACATAAATGTAGACATGACGAAGTACCACCTAAGGCATGTTCAAGGGAGAAAATATAATGGCAGCTGGAGCAGTTGAGGTTGCAGTAACTTCTAATAATTCTAAGGCATGTGCTAACTTTGATGGTGTTGATGACGTTATAACTGCAACTAATGTTTTTCCAAATTTTTCAACAGTATCTTATACTATATCATTTTGGATGAAAAGAAATTTGATAGCAAGTGGAGATATAGGGGACAGAGAAACTATATTAGCTTCTGGTAACCAAACAAACCCATATTTTTTCTTAAATTTAAGAAGTAGTAAATTTCGTTTTAGATACATTGATGCTGGAGAAGACAAAACAGAAGATAATGCAACTCAAGAAGATTCAAAATGGGTACAATTTACTTGTGTATTTGATAAACCTAATAGTAAAATTGTACAATATAAAAATGGAGTTTATACTGGGCAAAAAATTGTAGACAGTTTTGAAGATTTAAATAATGCTAATTTAAGAATGGGTGATAGTGGTGGATATTATGCTGGAGCTTTAAGTAATGTGAAAGTTTGGAATAGAGTATTAACAACAGATGAAATAGCTAGAGACTATGCTGGTACACCTATACCAAATGGTTTAACAAATAGATGGAAACTCATGGATGACTACAAAGACTCAGTAGGTACAGCAGACGGTACTAACTCAGGTACTTACTTAAGTATACAAGAGGATGCAATAGCTGCACAGATTAAAGCAGACAGAGTAACAGCTAATGATAAATATTTAATAGCTGGGTTTAACAATGGTCAAATAATTAGTACGGTAATAGAAGAGGCACCGTAAATGGCTAAAAACCCTTTGCTTCCAAAAAGAAAAGCTCCTCAGAAATTTTCTAAATTGAATAGGTCAGCTGGTATCTTTGATGACTATGCAGTTAGGAAGAATGTAGCAACTAAAGAGGGTACTATAGAGAAAGTACCTGTTAATGATTCTGATATAACTAATAAGAAGTATACTGACGATACTATAGTGGTAGATATAGCGATACACGCAGCACTCCCAAATGTTCATCATAATAAATTACACGCTTCAACTCACGAAGTAGCTGGCGATGATCTAGTTAACCATGATGATCTAACTGGCTTTGTAGCTAATGAGCATATACTACCTTTGGCCCCAATTCAAATGGTTCAATGACCTTTGTAGATGGGTTGCTAACTGCACAAGTGGCAGCAACATAATGGAAGAACTAGAGGAAATATGTATTTGGAAGAATGCACCTCTTGAAGAACAGAATGATTACGCTGAGATGTGTGAACCTTCTAAAAAATGGTGGAAAATTAGCAATTGTTCTTCCAGATGGAATTTTATCAAATTCATCTCTTAAACCAGTTAGAGATTTTCTATTAGATAATATGATTATCAAATCAATAATTAGTTTACCTGCTAGTACCTTCAAACCGTATGGTGCTGGGGTAAAGACAAAGATTGTTATGAGTATTCTATAAGAGAAAATAACCCCCACACCCGAAGGTGAAGGGATCGTAAGTACTTTTTGTTTATATGGGAAATATAACCCAAATGCCCCCGACAGCTTTTACACTGAGGAGAACAACCGAATTATCGGTGTCAAACGTTCGCTATCTGCCTTGTCAAATCAGCATATAGCAATGCCCCCGACAGGATTCGAACCTGTATTCTCGGATTAGCTTACTTCCGATGCTCTACCATTGAGTTACAGGGGCTTAAAATAAAAAATAATAATAAATTGTAGTGACTAACTAATAATCAGTTATTTTAATGCCATCAAATGCATTTACAAATGCCCAATCTAACCTACTTGTAAATCCTTTAGATTCTTTTTTTGGTCTTTCAGAAGACATATAAAATAAATGTCTTAGGAAATCAACTTCTTCTTGAGTTTCTAAAGTAATATATACTGGTTCAAATTGTACATCTGGTTTTTTTGTTTCTATGTTTACCATTTTATTCCTTAATTGGCTCAAGCACTGGTAATACAGTATATTTAGTATTCATACCTTCGCCTTTCTTCTTAACCTTTACTTCTTCCATCTTAGGAAATTCAAATAGTAAGTTCTGTATTTGGTCTACAACTGAGTAAGGCAGTCTATATTCTTCATCGTCTTTGATGATTACTAGATATTTGAAAGATTTACCTTTTAAATCTGTACCTGACTTTTCTTCAACATCAGCTTTAACTGATACTGTATCTAAGTCTGTTACGTTTTTAGTTTTCTTAGGCTCGTATTTTTCTGCAGTTTCTTTTAAGTTCATTTATTTACCTCCATCGTTATTTAATTCATCTGAACATTCCTTCTCAGCTTTAACTCTTTGCTTGTCTAGTATATCTAACATTCTTCTTAGTTCTACATAAAACTGCTCCTTATACATGTTGAATCTTTCTAATTGATTTACAACCATGCAAAACCTCCAAATAACCTAACACCAATGTAGTAGACTCTTGAAATAACGTATCCTAGCCATCCTAAGCCACTATAACTATAAGTCCGGTGTATTATGTATCTGAATTCCTTATCTGCTTGTAGTCTAGTCTTTCTGTTAAGAACTTCATTTCTATATTGTCTATCATGGATGTAACCAGCATAGTTGAAGTTAACTCCGAATAGCTTATCTGGTACAAAGGAACAATAGTCTTTGTTCTTATCATACTTAGGAAAACTCATATTAGTTCATCTCCTGCAAGTTTTTTACTTTTATTCACTATTGGTGGCTTTAATGACGAATTTAACTCAATAATCATTCCACAAAGTTGAGCAATTTGCCCATCTGGATATTTTAAACTTCCATCTGTTTGCCTGTAAAAATAATCTATCCTATTTACAATCTCTTGTAGATATTTTTTATGCTTCATTTTAAATCCTCCTTTTTATAACATTCATGTTGATAACTTGCTTCCATCTTTATAGTGTATGTTTTCCCACAACTATTACAAACTTTTTCAGTAGTATCTTGGTCACCTAAAGGGTCACCACCATATTGTTCTTCATTTTGACAATATGGACAAACACTTGAATGTGTTTCACAAGTTTCATAATCAAATATTCCCATCAATTTTCTTCCTCCTTTTTATTATCCAACACACTTTGGTGCATTTGCGTTCTCTCTTTATATTTAATTCTTGATTTGTCAATCTCAGTTAATTCTCTTTTGAACCATGCAGGTTTTACTACATCAGTTTGTAATCTATATAATGTTACTCTTAAACAT